GCACCGCCGCCCAGTTTTCCGGCCAGATGGCGAGGCCCGGCCGTGGCTTCGCGACCGCGCCGACCGCACCGAGCGCCCGCATTTCCGCCGCGCGTTCATCCCCGGCCGGCGCGCCCGCGACGAGCGCGCGCGCGGCCTCCGTCAGTTTTTTCGCGCACCAGCACCGCTGACGGCGTCGGCATAGGCCTGGGCGAGCCCGACCAGGATGAACGGGATGTCCAGCAGGTCGGACAGCGTCGCGGCGCTGAAGGGCACGGGGTTGGCGGCCTCGTCCAGGACGCCCTCCCAGCCGACGACGGCCTCGGCCATCAGCTCCGCCGGGCGGCGGCTGATATCCTCGACGAGGCTCTGCGGCAGCACCCGGAAGCGGGCCGTGAAGCCCTGCGCCACGCGGGCGCCGTGCTCCATCGGCACATCGAACGAGACCGGCCAGGAGAACCGGTGTTCCTTCATCAGCACGAACATGCGAGCGCTCCTTCATGGCTCAGCGGACGGACAGAGTGACCTCGTCGTTCCCGGTGTTCGGCAGCACGACGAGCGTCATGTCGAGCATCTCGACGCCGTCGGCAGCGCGGCGGGCGATCTGGCTGATCTGGCAGCGCGGCGCGGTCAGCTCGGCGATGCTGCCGGCCGCGGCGCCCTGGCGCGCGACGGCGGCGAAGGTCGTGCCGGTGTCGGCGATCGCCCAGAAGTTCTTGGCCGTGAGGGTCGGCGCCTCGATCGCGACCTCGATCACCGGGCGGCGTTCCTGGATGTTCACGTAGCGGCGGTTGACCAGGTCGCGGAACACCAGGTCGTTGTTGTGGCGGTAGCGCAGGCTTTCGAGTGCGACGGTCAGGCCGTCCAGCGTGACGACCGGCGTGTTCGTGGTGTTCGCGACCTGCGGCTCGCGCCAGGCCGTCAGGGTGGTCGCCGGCAGGGCGACCTCGGTCGGCGGGGTGTAGAGGCCGAGGAACTCGAAGGTGAGGCGCGGGAACTGGTTGGCCGCGATCTCGAGGCCCCAGCTTCCGCGCGCGCCGAGCGCGCGCTGGCGCTGCCCGTCCAGGAACCAGTAGAGGCTGAGGCTTTCCTCCGCGGCAGAGATGGGCGTGTATTCCGCCTTGGTCGCGGCAGTGATGATCTGCGCCATGCCGCAGCCGCGCAGCAGCGGGCCATAGGCGGGCGCAGTCCCGGCCGTCCCCGACCCCGCCAGGTCCACCTGCGCGGTCGCGCGGATCTTGAGGGCGGTCAGCGCGATGGGCCGGGCGCCGAAATGCGGCGTCAGCCGCGGCCTCTCGACGGCATCGGCGTCCATCTGCGTGATCTCGGCCTCCTGCAGCACGACTGCGTCGGTGCCGGCGACCGGGACCGAGTCCGTGGCGTAGGTGGTTTCGAGCTTCGCGAGCATCGCGGAGCGGTGGCTGCGCAGGCTGCCGGACATCAGGCGGTCCTCCGGGTCGTGGTCGGTTTGCCGGCGGGCGGCCCCGCGGGCGGGGGCGCGTCGGCGTCGAGGCGGCGCAGCGTGCCGTCGGGCAGGCGCTCGTAGCTGCCGCCCTCCGTCGGGTAGGCGAGCGGCGCAGCGGGGGTGTCAGTCATCAGGCGCTCCTCAGCATGGTGCGGGCCTGGTACTCGTCCTGCCAGGCCAGGATCCCGCGCTCGGCCGCGAGCAGCCGCCCGCGGCTGTAGGTGATCGGTTCATAGGCGTCGGATGGCGCCGCCCCGAGCAGCGCGCTGCGCACTGCCTGGCGCAGGGGTGCCAGGCTGACGGTGGCCTGGCCGCCCTTGTCGTCCCGCAGGGTGGACACGAGGATCACGACGGCGAAGCCGCGCGTCAGCCGCTGCCGCACGCCGCCGGTCAGCAGCCCGTTCGGCTCTGCGGCGTCCGTGGTTTCGATCACATAGGCCGCCGGCAGTCGCGCAGGCGGTGGCGGCGCATCGAGCGACGCATACTCCGCCGCCAGCCCGATGTGCCGGAAGGGCGGCGGGTCGATCGCCGCCAGCATGTCGCGCAGGGCCTCGATCACGCAGCACCGCCCGGCCGGAGCCATTCTGTGCTGAGCGTGACGATCTCGTCCCGGTCGTCGTCGTCGAGGCCGAGGAACGGCCGCGGCGGGATCGTGACCTGGCGCTTGGTCGCCCAGCGGTCGCCGATGCGGAACCGCAGGCCCTTCGCGGTCTTGGCGCGGATGGTGCCGCCGAACTGGTGGATCGCGGCGTAGAGCACGTTGGTCCCGACATCGACCTGGTCGCGCGACGCGCGGTGGGTGATCGACTGCCGCAGCCGGCCGCTATCGAGGAGCGTCTGGCCGAGCCCCTGCGCTGCGCGGATCGATGGGCGCCACGGCACGCCGTTCGGCCCGGCCTGCGCCTCAAACCGCGCCTGTGTGCTGGACACGAGGGCGGCGCCGATCCGGTCCATCAGCGGCGTCAGGTCCGATGCGCGGCGCGACGCCTCCGCCAGCGCCGCCTGGACCTCGGCGTCGTCGACCGTGATGGTGATGCGTGCCGCCATCAGCCGCCGCCGTAGGCCGTATAGTCGGACAGGTGCGAGACGGACATGCGCCGCGCGGGAGCATCCACATGCACCGTTCCCGCCGCCGGGACGCCAGGCGCCGCCGCGCCCTGCAGCCCGGCCCGGCCGTCGGAAATATCGCGCAGCAGGCGGATGGCATCCTCATAGTCACGCCGCACGGTGTCCCCGGCCGAGGGGCCGCGCAGCTTGTAGCGGGCGATCGCCGCCGCCGCGCCGACCAGCACCGGCGGCACCGGGCTGACGGGCACGGCATAGCGGCTGGCCAGGTAGCCGTCGATCTCCGCGGACGCGTCGCCGATCGCGGCGAGCAGGACCGCGTCGTCGCGATCCTGGCCGCCGGCGCGGTTGGTCAGCTCCGCCAGCTCGGCGGCGCCGTACCGCGTCTCGAGATCGGCGACGGTCGCGTACATGCCTCAGCGCTTCTTGCGGCGGGGCGCGGCGTCGGGCTCGGCGCCGGCCTCGTCGGCCGGGTCGGTCGCGTCCGGCTCGGCGCCCGCGTCGTCGGCCTGGTCGGCGGAATGGACCGGATCGATCGCCGCTGCGCCGGCGGTGACGAGCGCCATGGCGGCGGCGTCATCGAGGACGAGCACCTCGCCCGGCGGCACCCGCCGGCCGTCATGCTCGATCGTGGACAGTGCGAAGATACGCATCACGCCACCGCGTTCTGCCAGAAGAACCCGAGGTCGCTGGCCGAGATGATCTCGGCCACGCTCTCGCCCACGCGGATCCGCTCGCCGCCGCGCATCCCGATGTTCGGATCGGGGATCGCACCGGCCACGCGCTCGCCCCATTGGGCCGTGAAGCCGAACGTGGTGCGGTTGCCGCGGGTGTCCGCCATGCCGTCGCGGTGCAGCAGTGCCGCGTGCTTGCCCCACACGCGCGTCATCGTCGGCGTCTGGCCGCGCTTGGCGGTGTTGACCCAGCCCTGGCCGACGAGCACCTCGTCGATCTCCAGCAGCTGCGCCAGCTGCTCGCGCGTCACGACGCCAGCCCCCTGCGAGGTGCCATAGACCGCCTGCACGACGCGCGGGTGCTGCCGCACCACCGTCCAGACCGCCTGGCCGAGCACGAGCACATTGCCCCGCATGATCATGCTGTCCTGGCCGGTCAGCACCGCATTGATGGGGTTGGAGTTGGTGTAGTCCGACCACTGCGACGTGCCGGACAGCGTCGTGCGGGTGGTGGACGCGTAGGTGCCGAGCGTGAACACGAGGTTCGCCACGCGGACCTCGCGGTCGAGCGCGATCAGGTCCGTCAGGCCCTCGGTCGCCCGGCCGCGCACGTCCATGTTCGCCGGCGCGTTGTTGAGGTCGGCCTGCGGGATCGGGTCGTCCAGCGCATAGTCGCTCGTGAAGCCGGGAACCTCGGCGGAGGTGAAGTCGACCTCGGTCGGCTTGCTGCGCCGCCCGACCGCGGTGGCGGGCAGGGTGAAGCTCTCGGCCAGGGTGTGGCGGAAGTACTTGAACTCCTGCGTCGCGACCGGGACGCGCGGCAGCACCATGTCCGCGATCGTGACCGGATTGCGATAGCGGATCGCGATCGCGGTCAGGGCGGGCTGGATGGGGAAGGTGGCGTTCGCCATTGTGTCGTGTCTCCTGGATCAGCCCTGGACCGAGCCCTGCGCGAGCAGGACCTGGAAGATGTCGCCCGATGCCGCGCCAATGAGCGCGATGCCGAGGATGCGGTTGTTGACGCCGGCGGCCGGGGAGGCCGTCACCGCGCGG